ATTCTACAATAATCTTGAGTTTCGACATATCCAAATGGGTCGTTATTGTATGATAAATCATATTGATATAAAACTTCATATTTGTTAATAGTATTATCGGTAAAATTATAATAATTACTTTTCCATATTCTTTCATTATTATATTTTCCATAAGAGTTTATATAAGTATTAGCAAATGTTGTTATATATGAATATTCTTTAGAATTTCCCATTATATAATCTGGAGAAATAAACTCAATATATCTATTTGAAAGCTCAAAATTAGGCGTATCTACATCGTAATTTATCGTATTCTTAAAAATTTCAACAAAGTAATCCATATTAAATAAAGACTTTTCGTGAAATTCATCCCCAGAATACATTACTTGCATTGTTCCCCAAAAAGCACTTTTATCATCTTCAGTTATTGGAGAATATAATAATCTCCATTTTAACGGCTCTCCAGTAATTGAATCCAACGGAATATTAGATACTGTAACGTCTATCCCAAAAATTCTCCCCATTAATGAATCTCCAACCATTGTAAATGGCAACATTCCTCCATATACATACATTTTATAATCACATATCCATTTAGGTTGAGATAATCTACCTTTTGAATCTTTAAATTGAATAGCAAGCCTATAAACTTCTTCTGGAATAAATGTTTTTTTATCCATTGCTAATTTTTCATTTGCATAACTAGAATACCCAGTATATCCTCCAGAACATATAGCGGACGATGTTTTTTTAGAACCAAACATTCCCTTATTGTAATCGTCTATATATACTCCACTACTAAGATTTGTTGTTTTTATTGTAACATTTGCTCCACTTGCTCCAATATCAGTACCATTTTGTTGATACATATATGCATTTGCAGGAACAGATGCTGAATTTGTAATATCGTTAGATGGATTTATACAATCATGTGTATGAGGCACACTTGCATATAATGGGACTGCATCTCCAGCGGCAGTAAGTGATATATATGAATTGTCTATATTATAAACCCTACATTCTCTTGATGAATTAAATCTATATGCTCTAGCATCCCAATATGGGTCAAAATAATTTTCTTTATAATTAGTTCTATATAATCGATTATCTTTAAATTCAAATATTCCACCAGTTACATACTCTTGTGTTAAAGATATAAATTCCTCTGGTGCTATTTCTATTAATTTATTACCATTATCTATGTAAGTAAAACTTGTAGATACGTAATCGTCATATAATAATGAAATTATAGGCATTGCCGTATCGCTAATATAATGAATTGAATATAGCTTTATTCTATTGAAAGGAGATGCTATATTCCCTATAACTATTTTTACACTTTTGTCAGATGGTTCATCTATTTCTGAGCCTTTATAGTTCATGTCATTTTGCTCAGTAGAATTGCTTGCTAAATTTATTAAATTAGTCATTGGGGAGGGTAATGTTTCTCCACCAGTTTTATTTGATAATGTATATGAATAACAAATTTTTCCTGATTTTAATTTACCTCCGTTAACTATACTTATTACTGGCACGGGTAAATCTGCTGGTATTACCGCTTCAATATCAGTTTCTGAATATTTATCTAAATCATTTGACAATACTATGCTTCGCAACGGTTCTCCATCTGTTACCCAATATAATTTTTGAACAATTTCTGATTCATAGTAAGTTTTTGAAAATATTTCTTTATCTGAAGAAAACCCAAAATCTCCACTTATTACTTTATGATAAACATTTGGAGCTGAACCTTGCCAATAATAAGAATCTAAATTTAAGCTAATCTTTGAGTCTTCATCTGAAAATGGAATATATTGCTCTTCAACTTTTGCAATGTAATCAGTATAAGGTTCGGTATCTTTCTTTAGAAATAAAAAAAAAGCTCCACGAAGTCTGTCAATTTTTAATATAGTATATCCATTGCATATTATTGCATCTTTAAGTCCTTTATAATTCGAATAGGTTCCAGTGTTAAACTTTTCACTATTATTTAGACGTAAATTTACTGCCTCAAATATAGTATTTGGAGATCTTCTATTTAATGAAGAATCGAAATCCATACCTGTAGTTGGAGATATAATAACCTTTTTTTCCATTTTTAAAATCTTAAAATTTCTCTATTTGAATATCCAGCAAATCCTGTACGATTAAGAGATTGGTCTCTAAATAGTCTATTAGTTCTTACACTGATTGCTTCCCAATCGTCAACACTTTTTAAACTTGAATTACTTTTTGCAGAGGCCATGTGAAACATTGCCTTCCTCTCAATTCTATCAAATTTCTTTTCCTGTAATTCATCAATGTTATATAATCGTTCTGCCACCATTCTGATAATATACGAAACAACAGCCCTAATAACTTTTACGTCATCTTCAATTAACGGGTCTCCATTTTCATCTATTGGAAATGCTTTATATGATAATTCAATTATTCCTGTTTTAAATCCAGTTTCTATAAATCCATTATTAAATCGATATATTGCATTATTTGGCGTACAATTACAATTATTATCATAATACGTAAAAACATCGGTACTAACAATAGAACCGTCAACAATTGTATTTGACTCTCCAATAACTCTTGGAATTGAATTAATTGTATTGTCATCAAGAATTTCGCTACTTCTATAAATATTGTAATCTTTAGTTAATACAATTTTTGTGTAATAATCTCTAACTCCAGATTCAGACAAATCACACACATCGTATGGCAACTCAACCCTTCCATCTTCTACGTTCAATATTGCAACCTTGGAAACAAAGTTGGCCGTATTGTCGATTAAGTTAATAGCTTCCCAAATCAACTCCTTGGCTTCTTCTTCTGTAAAACTATTAAATCCAGTTCTGCGAACTCTCTCTATTACATCTTTTATATTAGTATATTTTCCAACAAATGCCATGTGTATATTATTAAATTATTCAAAAAAAATATTTACTCCATTTTTAAAAATGTAATTTTTCAACATAATTTTAGAAGTCCTTGAAGCTTTGAATGAATATGCTGATTGCCATTTTACATTAGAAGTTCTTTTATCCCAATAAAACCTAACACTATATCCGTTAGTATGGTCGTTATGATACCTTAATATTTTTTTGTTAGGAATGTTGATTATTTCTTTGTCGGATAATCCTTGGTATTCTTTTCTCCAATATTCAAGAGTTCTTTTCCAATCTGGAGACATATGATATGTAACAACCTTACCGTTTAATATGAATGGTTTTTTCATTTTCTTTTGAACTCTTAAATATCCAAGTCTGTATGGCATTTTATATTCTAAAGCATCATGTATCATTGAGTACATGATTTTTTCATTATATTCATTTATAAACATATGATATATTTTCTTAGATACTGGGTTTTTTACGCTATTTTTATATGTAGAATAAAAATCATTAATTGTTGTAGTACAATTGTATTTCCCAAATGTTCTTATAAATGCCATATTATTGCTGTATTATTTCCTTTGTGTCGGAAGAATCATTGACATCATCTATTGGTTGAGCAGCTTCTATTCTTAATTTATTTTTAATAATTATCTGTTCAATATCATCAACCATATCAAGAGAAATCGGGTATGGTGAATTTCTGTCAAGATTTTCATTATTATAAGTATTCAAATATTCAAATACAGAAGTTGGTCTTTCGAAAACTGCATCTAAATTTATATACTTAACACCCTTAAATAACATTCTCCTTGTTATAAAGTATAAATAATCATCTTCGTAAAAACAGAATATATTATGCTGATTAAATTTACCATTTCCACAAGAAGATGCTTGCTGTTGTGTTATCATGGTAAAATTATTACTTAATATCGTAGCAGTGCTTATATTTTTTATCATTGGCATACCAGAATGATATTCCATTATTTTTGGTACTTTATTAACGCTCCTCATTATTATATTTCTTGACGTTATCGGAGAATTTGAGGAATTAACATATTCTATTTCAATATTTTTTATCGATTGAACAATTGATTCTGGTAATTGATGTCTAAATGTATTACTATATCTACGCTTAGTCAATAAGGCCCTTGTTGTCTCAATATCATATCTTATTTCAGAAATATCTATTGATTCATCATCTGATATTTTAGGTCTTACTATTAAAAGTATCCTATATGATAATTCATTTAAACTTACACTCATTTCCTAAAATTTGTATTTATATTCTATTAAGATTCCATTGTTATCTAAATTATAACCGACTCCAAACATATGCTTATTATATTTATAAGATATAACTGGAGCCATGATACCCTTTCCTGCTATTACACCTGTATAAAGCCCATTATAATTATTATTATATATTACTGTTTCTTTATTATTTATAAAATAACCAGATATTCCATACAATCTATTTTGAGTTAATTTAATATCAACCCACGCTGTAATTGATGAATCGTTTTTTAACATTACACTGTCATATGAAATCATTTTAAAATAATCTGCTAATATTGCAACCGTATCAGTTGGCAACCATAATGTATCATGCATCCATAACGTGTCATGGTTATATAATACGGAATTTTTGACTATTAAAGAATCTCTACTAAAATATATTGTGTCAATTTTAGTAGACCCATTTATAACAATTTGTTCTAATTTTTTATTTTTAAATAAAAAAAATAGTAAACATAAAATTATTGATATAAATATGATTCTTTCTATATTTTTCATTATTCTAATTCAAAATGTGGATAATCTACAAATGTATGGTCTAATGTGAAATCATCATCATCATCCCAATTACCTCCCCAAATTACTTTTCTTTTAATTTTTCCATTATTATAAAACAATTCAGATACACAACGAACTATACCAGCAATATAAGATAATGCACATTTATTATATGCTTGAGATTTGTAATTCTTGAAATAAACATAAATATCTACAGCCTCACGAATATTGTGCTTAGATTTACTATTTATTCCATCTTTATATGTTACTACTTTAGAAATATCATTAATTACCAATTTATTATTTACATATGTGCGCCCATTTTTAAATAATTCAAATTGTTCAGATGGAGTTCTATATCCATGAGATATACCAAAATCTATATTTGTTATTTTTATTACTTCATTAAATACTGTTTGCAAATCAATATCAACAGAATTTAATATAAGTAATGACTTATTACTAAATCCAAACATATGTATAAATTAAAATAGTTAATAGTTTTTTCATAGTTTTATTGTTAATATGTTGGGCACATTGGATTGTCAGATAGATACCATCGGG